GCACTCATAGTTTCATCTTTACCCATCAGCACTTGAAGTTGATTCCAAGTAGCGTCGCTCATATACATGGTGTGTTGTCTTCCCATATTACCCTGTATAGGTAGGGGTATATGAAATTATTTTTAGATCTGGGCAAAAAATTTTGTTTTCGGGTCGCTCCGCTCCTCAAATCCGATAGCGCAACAGCCTCACGGCCTCCCCTATGCCACCGGCAGGGGGTTAAGCGTTATAGCGCTTGCCCGAATAATCAAGATTTAATCCGTTTTGTGGAATACGAACATGTTCGCTTTATTTATTAACCGTCGATGACCACGTTTTGACATGGCGAGAGGAAAGAACGACCTAATTTTAAGAGATAGATTACAATTTACACTGGACGCTTCCGGTGATTTAGATGTAGTTTATGGGAGAGTGGACTTATCTGATTATGTTTCAGTAGTAAATAATCAAGGATTGGCGATAAAAGAAATGAGAATTCAAGTTCGAGATCCAGGACAAGCAGAAACGGGCGTGTTTAATATGAATCTTGTAGGTTCAAATTTTACACCCGGAAATGTTATTTTAGGAACTATGAAAATTATAGGAACAACAACAGCGTATGAGAGCGCCGTTGATACTGGAATAGGTTCTCCGAATTTGTTCTTTAATGCCGAATTTACTACCTTTAGTTCAATGCCTACTGGTTTTGATACTCCGGTTGATACGACCGTTGACTATTATCAGTTAGGCACACCCGACCTTCACCCGGAAGGTTATGTTGTTGTGTCTGATGTATTGGTAGGAATTGCAACAAATCAATGCTTATCTTATCGAGATACTACACTTGAACTTGATGTTATGCTTATTGCCGAACCTGTTAAAGTCACAAAAGACGAACTCAAAGAAATGCTTGCACAAGCCACCGACCTTTGAGGTGGATTAATTGCCTAGATCTAAAACCGAATCGGCTAAGTCTAAAGTCGAAACGGCAACGGCTCTAGCTGGTTTAGGTGGAGCGATTGGTTCTGTTTTTGGACCTGCAGGTGGAGCGATTGGTGCCGGATTAGGTGGAGTGACTGGTTTAATTATTGGTGATGACAAAACGGTATTTCCAATAGATATGGTAGCCATTCCAGCATATCAAGCATATCTGCTTCAAGGTTCGCCTAGTTTTAGCGTTTACATTAAAGCAGGTGAAACACTTGTTCCAACTGGGGGCAACGTGGCAGATATGACAGAAAACATGAATGTTGAAGCCGTGAGTCAAAGCATAGAGGCTCCTAAGAAAAGAAAGCGTTCAAAATGGAACATTTACACATCTAAGAAAAAGAATCAAATTCGCTTTAAGTCCGGTAAAAATAAAGGTTTATTGAATCTAAAAGCAATGGCTAAAGCATATCGTAAAGGGAGGAAAAAATAATGCCAATTCATGAGATCAGGGAATCAATCGAAATGGGAGTTGTTAATTTAGATTCTAATGGGTTTGGTATACTTCAAAAACAAATCAATCTCAAAAATAATATGTCTCATAAGATGTTGCAATGTGATATTTTTCTCGATAACCCGCTTCCCGCCTGGAGTGGTGATGCTTACATAATGGAAATTTTAGTAAGTTCAACTCCGATTATATACACAGATATGCCAATTAATATAGGAACTGCTTATGCTTATGATAACAGAGCGCCAAGTGCTTCAAATGAAAATATCTTGTTTAAACAGATAATAACCGATGATGGCGGGAAATATCGAACTATTCAAGAGTTCCCTAATAGGTTCATTAGTGCAAGACCGACCTTTACATGGTATATGCCTAAACTATATTTGACGGTGTTATTTCATAGCGGAAGCGACCCCGATATACAATTTTACAACCCAGCAATTACAATGTATTGTGCCGTTGAATCAAAAAAAGTATCTTTAGTCACATATGGCATGGGTGTTATCCGTGAAGACCACGTTGCACAAGTTGGAGCAGTTATGAGAAATGGGCGTTTTATTCAACCTTCAAGAAATGTAGGTCAAGCATTCCCAATGTGGAAATACGGCGGAGTAAGGCCGGAATTAATGATTTCCGGTTCTAATTTAGCAAACTTCTTTGTTAATACTGATTCTCAAGAACCTCAAAACACCAATACTCCTGCTCGCTTGCGTCGTATGGCGAGAGATGCGAGAGAAATGGTGCCAAACTTAGAAGCATTTGGTAAACCGAACACGGTTGATGGTGCGATTCCATCATGGGTTCGCTTAGAATTGTTTAAGGGCGTTGAATCCGGCGCAGTAAGAGAACAATGGCCACCACTCAAACACGCCGATAACGGAAATACCTTAACGCTGTGATATTATGACAACTCATGAATTATTAACTAAGATTCTAAAAGAGATCAGGGAGTTGAAAAAATTACTAAAGCAATAGCACCAATTGACCTGGAACAAAATAATAAGATTGCATGGTGTGAAAAATTACTTTACGCTCTGGTGCTTTTACAATTTCCACAAATCGCCACTTTATTATAACCAATAATCATTGAAGTTTGTTTGTTCAAGAATTGCTATCAATAAACCATGACTTAATTGAATTGGAATCTTTGCTTTATGATTTGAGCGAAGTTTCGACCATCTCCTATCCTTACTTGCTTTTGATGGTAATTCATTTTTAATTATAATCTCGGGATAAGTTCCCCACAAAACAAACGGGCCAATTATTTGTCTTGGAATGCCTAACTTTGGTTTGAAATATCTAATCGAACCGACCACGTTTTCGATAACCCAATACTTAGGTTTGATAATATCTATAATTTCCAAGCTGATTTGTAATAATTCCAAGTTCGGTTCATAATCGTCAACATTTGCAAAAGGATTTTCTCTAAGCCATTTTGATTTCGGAGCATTGAAAGCATTACTAAATTCTAAGCATGGTGGGCTTGCCATGATCACATCGACATCCATTAGAGGTTCGCCACGTTCTTTGGCATTCAATAATTCATCTCTAAACTCTTTGACGCATATCAAATGAGTTCTTTTAACATCCTTAAGAAGTGGATTGTTTTCAATTCTTAATACTTCATGTCCTGAATTCAAGAATGCTTCACTCCATCCACCAAAACCGGAGAATAAGTCAAGAACTCTCATTAATCCTCATCCTCGCATAACATAGCAATCATATTTTGTAATTTTTTAATTTGGTCGAATTGCTCTAAATTATCATGACACATTTGAATACATCTTCTAATCGTTGCACTCATAGTTTCATCTTTACCCATCAGCACTTGAAGTTGATTCCAAGTAGCGTCGCTCATATACATGGTGTGTTGTCTTCCCATATTACCCTGTATAGGTAGGGGTATATGA